TCTGCGACGAGGAGGTGGTGTATCTTCTTCTGGCTCTTTTGCAGCCCGTCTACGAGGCGGCTCGTCCTCTTCCTCTTTCGTTATCCTTTTACGTGTGGGTGGTGTATCTTCTTCTTCCTGCTGATCGCCGTCATCTTCCTGCTGATCGCCGTCCTCTTCCTGCTGGGCAGCCCGTCTACGAGGCGGCTCGTCCTCTTCCTGCTGGGCAGCCCGTCTACGAGGAGGTGGTGTATCTTCTTCTGGCTCTTTTGCAGCCCGTCTACGAGGCGGCTCGTCATCCTGTGTACTGCGCCCACGCCGAGATGGTGGATCTGGCAAATCATCATCATCGAGGTTGCCACTGCCCACGATTATCTCAGCAATCTTCTGAAGATCTGATTTCTTCGGAATAATAATACATTCTTCCAGAGTAAAAGCTGCATCCAATATATCATCAGAAATGGGCTCAGGCCGTTCTTCTAATGTGATACCAGCAAATGCCTTAGTCAGTTTACTCCCTTCAACTGTAAACCAAATAGTACGACCAGTATCAGGACAAGAAAAAGGAATCTTTTCCCCAGTCTTACGATTTTTCGCTGTTGACTGGAAATGTTGTTCTGCCAAATATGTACTTGCCGTCCAAATCTGTACACCTTTTGCTTCTTCCTTCTCATTCGTGACAACAACAACATTGTATATTGCACGGTGGCTTCCTTTCAGATCATCTGCGATTTTCTTTCTAGGATTGGCACTTGCCAGTTCATCATAACGTGCTTGGCAAAGTGGGCACTCCTGTCCAAAGTTCCGAAGGCATACATAGTCACCTTTCTCTGGACCTACACGAGTATGTACCCAAAGCTCCAGTTTGTATACTGGTGCACATTCCTTCGCCTGTGGGTGATTTGCTGAAGCAATATACGGAATGATATCAATACCAACATCCCCCTCCTTCGGCTCCTTCCAGATAGGAAGATTAAGATCATCGCGGAAGATAGTGATAAAACCACCACCTGTGCTCTGCTCTGTCCGTTTCTTCAACTCCTCAGTGTATCCACCAGTTTTTCTGAATCTACTCTTCGCCATATTCGTCACTCCCTTTGTTTGCCCGATTTTGTAAACGGGTGTTTTCGCTTAGTACATCCCCTTGGTCATACTTGTCGTTTTCTTTGTACTTATCCCTGTCCTCCTTGGATATATACGGTGTTGCCCAGTACCCAGATAGAAATAATCGGGTAAGTTCCTCCAATGCTGCTTTCTTGTGCTCCAAAGCCCTCCTTACACCATTAGCAGCAACGAGTTCCGCTTCCCATTCGTGCAAGGTCTGTTCAAGCTCATAAATCTTGTAGTCCGTCGTAACTATCTCCCGAACCTTTCCATCAGTAACAGTACCTTTGATATTATATTCATCAGGTTCTGACCGAATATAATTTGCCAACTTTGCACTTTCATACGCCAACTTTGCTTTTGCTCTGTCCCGCTTAAATGTAATATCTGCCAATAAATTAGTGGCCTGATTGACTAAATACGTCTGCCGTAACCACTCATAATCAAGTGCCAATTTATCCAGAGATAATGCATCAGCAACATCAAATTCTTTGCTCATTGTGTTCTCTCATAAGTATACTCATAAGTAAATTAATGTCAAGTTTATTCTTTGATTCTCTGTGTATCTCTACACAGAGAATCAATATTTACTTGTTAGAATGGTACATCCTTACCAGTACCACTTGCCTCATTAATCACGAACACAGCATTATAACATGCTAAGGTAAATTCCGCTTTATCTGCATCATATTTACTGACCTTTGTTATCTGCTCAAGGATCATGGCGGCGTGCATATTGTTAGCACCAAGTAGCACTGTATTAAAGTACCCTAGTACCGTCCTGCGCATATCCTCTACACTGTTGTCTTTATACAGATCAGCAAGAATAACCCGTATCCGTTCCCATCTACAATTGTTCATGAACTCCTGGCACAGTTCAATAGTGTTTGATTCGTTGCCTATGGTCTTTTCTACTGCACTGATCGCTGCTTCCTCATCCTCAATATCAATAACTTGATCAAGAATCTTCAGAGCTTCACGTGGCGAACCACCAGATGAATTACCAATAGCCTTAGCAATTTTCGGGGATAACGTTATGCCCTCCTCAAGTGCTATATCGGTACAGAGTTTTGCTAATTCTCTTGTGGAACATTCCTTCATCGTTATTGTTGTGCATCTGGTTTTTACCGCTTTCTTTATCTTTTCCGGATTTGTTGTTGCCAGAAAGAAGAAGGTATTTTTCGGCGTATCCTCCAGCACTTTCAACAGGGCGTTCTGCGCTGCCGATGTTGCAGCATGAAATTCATCGAGGAGGAATACCTTACATCCACCACCCATAGCAGACATTCTGGAGTTAGCCGTTATCTCCCTTATGGTATCGATACCATTTGTATTCGCTGAATTGAACTCATGGAAATTAGCATCAGAGCACCCTAATTTTTCCTTTATGATCCGCACCATCGTAGTTTTTCCACAGCCTGAACCACCAGTAAACAACCATGATTTAGGGATACTATTTATATCCCGTTTCAAAATAGATTGCACCTGATCAACGGCATGTTTATTGCCGTAGACAAATTCAAAATCATCTGGCCTGTATTTCAATGGTAAACTTCCCGACATAATAATCCCCTTCTAAATGTTTAATCTCCGATGTTACTAAAATTTCCACCTTCCTCATACAGTTTTGATACCTCAATATCAATACCCATAGGAACATTGATCCATTCAAATTCATTAGCAAGATCAACCGTGCATACCTGTACCATTTTCTCTTTTACGTATTCTAATTCTTCAGGGTGCCAACAAAATACAATACTGTCATGAATCTGACCACATATGTATGTCCAAAGTTTCTCAGACACCATCCATTTGTCAAGTTTGTTCAGACACCATAACAGTAAATGAAATGCTGTGCCTTGGATCGGGTAATTACTGGTCTGTTTTGTATCTAATAAACCAGTAAATCTAAATCCCATAAAAGTCTCAACATACCCATACTTCAAATAGAAGTCGTTCACTTCTTTCTTCCAAGCCGTATACACCTTGAATCGTTCATTCCACATCTTATCCTCTACATCCTGACAGTGTTTAAGGAAATCATCGAGATTGTGGATATTATTATCATGTAGCCTTTCAACGATTGTCTCACCAGTCTCCAGAGCCATATTGTTCTTCGTGATAACCTGCTTCCACAGTTCAGGGGCACAAGAACCATACCAATCACCATAGAATTGAGGGAATGTCCAACAGTTCTTTGTATGATACCGTAAATTCTTGTGTACTTCCTGTGGTGAAACACACCACAGATCGCAGGTATTATCCCGATGCATATCAGTACCAGGAGTTACCAGATAATTTATGAAATTAGGATCTTTATGGTATGCGGCTGAAGTACCAACCTCCATACCTGTAAAGTCCATCTCCCCCATACCCATCCCCTTCTTAGGATGTAGTCCCGTCCTGCACACTTTATTGGCATACTTATCATGCTTTGGCACGTTCTGTATGTTAGGATTCAAACAACTTCCACGATAGCTCCTTGGTATTACCAGATTAAAGTTAGGGTGTATTATCCCATCTACCTCCTCAAAAAGAAACTGTGCCATGTACGTATTATACAGTTTATATAATTTACGGTAGTTAAGGATTGAAGCACATAATGGATCGTCAATATCCTTCAACGCCTTCTCATCCACCGACACATTACCCTTATACGTCTTATTCACTGTACTCGCATCATAACCCTTGATGTTGAACAGAACTTCTTTTAGGTCTATTGGTGAGGTTTGTTTAAAATTCTTACTGTACCGACTATTAAACTCAATAACACCAGGATCAATATCAATTGCTTTCTGTTCCTTTGCCATCTTGTCAAGCAGTTCAATTTCCATCTGCTTATAATATTTGCTATCTGATGGTATTCCACGCTTTTCAATCCTCTTCAGAGTATCAGTTGATTCATGAAACAATAAACGAGGTCGATGCTTCAAAGGATTATCACTCTCTGCATACTCTCCGTCCTGCTCATCACTCAGTTTCAAGGTAAGGTAGGCATCAGCACCTACATACAAAAGTTGCTCTCTCAGGGGCATTTTCTGCATCCTGTTCTTACCTTTAGCACCGCGCTGTTCTGCTTCAATATATGGCTTTGCCCGTTTATCATATTCAACAACTCCCCATCTACAGAAAGCCTGCCACTTTAATCCCTTGGTATTTGCTCGGTGATCAAGTAAGTGCTGATTTGTGGCTGTGCATTGAATACCACCATTTACAATGCAGTCTGCTGTGACCTCTAACCATTGTTCATCAAACTTTCTGTTGTGAGCAATCTTCTTAAACCTACTATCCTGCATCACATCGACTAAGGCATTTTCTACATCTTTAGATAAACTGTAATCCCCACCGTATGCCTCATCATGGTATAATGGAAAAGAGAAAACCCGATCACGAGCAGCAATACCAACAGAGGTAATAAAGTGCTCTTCCCAATGTGGTTTTAACCCCGTAGTTTCTGTATCCCATGCAAATAATGGATCATCGATAGTGTATAACCATTCAATAGCATCAAGTACGTCATCGTAATCTGTCAGTACCTCTACTTTTTCGAATGGATTAACTTCAACCATCTTCCTATTCAGCTTGATATCCTGCATGATTGACTTATACGACCTGTCCATATAAGCCATCTCATTACGTGTCTTCATATTCGCTGGGTTCATAATAGGATGAACCCAAGCACCATACTCATGTACAGGAATATGATGAAAAGGTAAAGAGTCTGCTCTTTTTGGTAGCTCACACATATGCCCAATAGCTGTCTTTGTTGCTGTGTACCCTACGGTTATTATATGTTTTGGTTTATACTTATGGATTATTTTTATTAGATTATTTCTGCACAGTTCTGGCTCAGCATCTGTCACCTTCTTTGTATAACACTGAATGGCATTACACTTCCAGAACTCATGCTGAATATCAATTCCAAAATCAGCAAACCCATCAGTAACCTTTGCCATTGTTGATCCGCTAAATGCAGACCTGCCCCGTTCTTCCTGCTCTGAAGGTTTCTCCATTACTAACAGGGTGCGTAAATTACCATCACCATGTACTTTCGTGAATGGTGTGGCACATTTACTGTGTAGCCCACAAACAGCACATTTTTCAGAAACAGCCGTCCCATTTCCCCAGAAAGAAGCGATTCTCATTCCTCCTCCTGTAACATTTCTGCTATTGCATCTTCAGTAATTGCAATAGACAATTTATTCAGCATATTTATTTTGTTCTGGTATGCCACCATTGTTGCCTGTATTTGCTGTTGTGCTGCAATAAACTTCTCCTTATGCAGAAACTCCCGCAACAACCCGTCCTCAATCCGATGTGTATTGAGAAATTGCACATATTTATTTGGTGCCATATCAGTCCTCTGGTAGTGTTACTACATGGGTAAAGTTAGAGACAGAAAACAATGCCATATGATTCTCCCTATTGATACTAATCGTATCCGTCTTCTCCATTATCGATGAGAGGAATACTGGCGAGATAAAGAACTCCACCTCTACATCATTAGCAGGAAAATCAATGGTCTTCTTGATATTGCAGGTTTCTTTCTTGGTGCTGCACAGTAGCTTACCATCTTTGATATTGATCTGCACAAACTTGTACACATCCAATGTACCATCAGAAATATTCGTAAACTTACCAAGAATATTACGTAGAGATAGTGGCAACTGTACTTTCTCTGTACCAACCATAGCTACCTCAATCACTCTGCCTATATCCGGAAAATCGCCTTCACCAACCCGTACAGAGAAAATAACTTCGTCTGCATCAATAAAGTGAATCCATCCACCAGTAAGTACATAACGTTGTGGTTTCTGTTTAGCCAGAACAATTGATGATGATGATGGAATAAGTACCTCATCCATTTTACCATCCATAATGTATTCAGAACAGCGAAAACCATCACAAGATTCAATAACATTCTCAAACACATGGATATTGAACAGGTTCTGTACGTTGCTGGCATCCTTTGATACACTAAACTGGCAATATTCTATTCCAGTTATGAAGTCCGCTGGAACAGCCTGTGCCGTATCCCAATCAACCGAGTCAAGGTTCATTGAAGTGATCGCCTGTACTACTGAATCCTCATGTACCTCGGTAGATAAATTTGCCTCCACATCTGCTGATAGGACATTCAATGTCTTACCAGTTAAGACCATCTCCATATCAGGACTGTCGATAGTTTTCAACACCTCCAGCATATCCGATGCAACAACAGAACATTCGATATCTGTTTCTACTGGATGGGAGAAAAACAATTTACCATTATATGTACTGACATTGCCTTTATTAAAGACAAAATGATCGTACTGGGATATGACTGTTTTTCTCTCTACTGCTGGTAATACCATGTTAAGGGCATGTAGCAATTTCTTTGTATTCATCTTTGTATTCATCTTTCTCCTTTTCATCTAATTGTCTTTTCACAGTGAGTATATTACCTGCATCCTTACGGTAATAAAAGGTGCACAACCGATTGTACCTGCCATATCTTTCAAGTAAATGCTCAGCCAACTTCATCTCAGATTCCACCTTGTTGCTGAAGTGGAATCCACCAGCTAAATAAATTAACATACTGCTCCTTAAAATAGTGGGCGTACAGATGGTCGATATGGCCATGGCCATGCAGGTATTACTTTTTCCATCTGCATAAAAAAGTCGATGTTAAAGTAATCCCGTATAGTACCATCACTGAATACACCAACACTGATTAACCGTTCAATAGCTGTATGTGACTTGTCGGTAAACTTTTCATTCTCCTGCAGTACATAGTCAGGCCCAACTGTCTCCACAACTGTCTCACCCACCTCGAACCCACGACTTGCAATGTATCTGTATATCCACCCACGTAAATCAGGGGAAACAGACTTGATATGTTTCCCCTCTATTTTCTGTGCCGTCGATCTCTCTGTAACATATATCGTGTATGGAGGTTCCGTATAATTAGGATTACCCCGTCTACACATACGAGGAATAATAATGATACCATAACGACCGTAATGAATACCGCTAGCAGTGTCAATGGAATAGAATGGATACCTGGCGACAAGCAGAGGAGAAGCCAGACCAAGCCCATGTACTTTGCATTTGGGAAGACGGTCAGGAGTATCACAGATAATATCCCAACAAACATCAAGAAATCTTTGTCGTGTCTGCTCAGATGCTCCACCAGCCAACCCACCTAATGCAAAGTATTCATAGTTGTCAATACAGCGATACAGATATTTTATATCATCCTCTATATGGAATACTGGCAACGGATTCAATCCTGCATCTTCCATTACAGCCTGATTCTTCCATGAACCAACATCATCACCTATAACATCAAGATTGAAATAAATATCTGGTTTATGCTCTTTTATGTATGCTATGTACTGATGTACATCTATTACGGTGTTTTGTTGATCAGCTGAGTAAGCACCGGAATCGAGCAAAACGTTTAATTTCAATAGGTTATCTCTTGTGTTCAATTGGACCACCTATATTTTGTGAGTTATACCATATATTATTCTCTCTATGGTAGATACGTGCCTATTGTACTTTATACATATTGGTAATATATTTTTTGTTTGGTTATATTCTTCCCGTATTGCAATTGTAAAGAGTTATTCCATTACATTATTAAACGTTAAGATACATGGTCTACCTCAACATTGTTATCTACTATTGGTACATTGGTTAGGCTCAACTGGTTATATTTACCAGTTACTTCCAGTGCATACTTCCTATTCTTTGCAGCATATTGGCTTATAAAGCCCTCATTCGTTATCTGGTTTTCTTTATTGGTAAACGAGAGTACATAAATCTGTTTCAGTCTTTTCTTAGCCATTGTCTTCCTTATAATAACCCTTTTGACTTGCGTAATTGTTGCATGTATTCGGCGTTCTGTTCCTTGCGTTTCCTCACCAAAGCCGATACCTCCTGCTGTGCACATTCAAAACATTGTACCATTTTGTGTACATAAATGAAATTATCTGTTTTCTTTTTGCACCATGCACACATAGGTCTATTTGGTGTTCTGCCCATTAGCCAACCACTCCTCAACATTGAAGGATTTATCGCAGATATAGACATCCCAGAACGGTTTTTCCATGATAATATAGGCATATGGTACATTATGCTTCTTCAACCATTGGACAGTAACTTCACGATCACAATCTAATCGTGCCGTCCATAGAACAATAGTTCCAGTTACTGCAATCTGGTACATCTTGTCGATGACATCTATTCTTGGTGTACGGTTTGCATAGTCCCAACCAGCAGTCTCATGGGTAATCGTACCATCAATATCAAAAAAGTAGACAGGTTTATTCATCCGTACTATCCTCAAAATGAATTTTAACCCAAATAGTCTGATCAATAGGGATAATCAGCAGGTCACTACCATCCCAGAAACATACAGTATTTGTGTTATGCGAGAGTAGGTCACCAGGAAAGTCCCTCTTAATGAACTCTTCACCATTCTTACACTGTACACTCATAGTTGCCCTTCTCATTGTCCCAACTTCTACTTCACGCAGCATATTGTCTCCAAAAAGTGAAATTTAATCATCCCCTGCAGTAGGCATTACCAACGGGGACCAACCCGTCCCTACTCCTTACGGTCATAGGTGGCCCTGCAGGGGATAAACTTTAAGATGGTATGTACATATTGGTAAACTTAATTATATCCAAATTACGTGACATTACGTATTTATTCTGCAGTGCCTTTACTCGGTACTCTTTTATCATGGCAAAATTATCAAACTTATACGACAGACCAGCGTTGAACATGGCACATGCCTTGCGAAAACATGATTCACACTGATAGCATGGTTTATCACCACCACCATAACAGGAAATTGACATCTCGTTCAGCAGCCTGTCTACATCCATAGAATCACTGTATTTATGTTTAAACCACATTACAATATCTGTCTTTGTCTTCTGCCAGAAAGGGGATTCAACAAAGACAGTCTCCTTACCAACAGTAGACAAACAGAGAGACATCATAGAAAAGGCATCCTCATTCTTGTCTTCTACCATATCATCTTTCAAACCAGCAATCCATACTTTCTTTGCATAGACACTTGCCCGTGAAGCAAAGAGTAAGTTTCTATGTGGTATGTAGATCTCCTTCTCAGAAGAGAAGTCCAGAGATTTATCGATAATCGTATCCATACCAGTCAATCTCTGCACACAATGCAATTCCTTGTCACAGTGTGGTAGATTGGTATGAAAGTAAACTGTCGGTGGCTTGCCTAAATAGTACCAGGCGATAACTGAATCAAGACCACCAGACAAGCAAAGTATTTCCTTCTGTCTGCTCATTTTCTCCTCATATATAAAACCGCTTAAATTGTGTGTCACAGTAATTTTAAGGCAACACATCCTATTCTATGCATATCTGATTATTTTATCGTCCGTAAGCATCTCCGCTCATTTTCAGCAACAGCAGGACTACACAGTTGCTGAATTATGAAACAACGTATTTACCATGTACATAATCACTGAGCTGCACTGTTTCGTTCATTATGCCATGTGCGTCAATGTGTGTGTTCCAAGCACACCGACAATCAGCCTGCTGCACAGCTAACGTACAGGCAGAGGAAAACACATCCCATTTGTTATAAATATCCAACATATCTGTAGGTGTATGTGTACCAGTAAAGTCATCACAAGGGTAAACCATACCATCGCAATCAATAGTCACCCATGAGGGTGACTGATTAGCACATGTCCAACTATATAGATTACCGGTATCCATACGTTCATTCATAACATCAACAAAGTATTGTGAGGTATGACAAAGAAATCCACGTCCTTTAAGAAACAAAACTTCTCTCAGCATATCCTTTATGGCTGGATAGTGCTCTTTTGTCAGCATCATTTCTTGTGGTACATTGGAACATTTCGTACCAACCTGCCCACGATCTGTATGAATGAAATCAAAGAAGGACCATATGCCACGTCTGGTCATTCTACGTACCATATTAGGGAACTCCATGAAGTTGTGGGCATTTAGTGTGGCGATAGCTGCCACATCTCGTATACCTTTCAATTCCCTGAACCGTATAAGAGATTCAAGTGCATTATCAGATTTGTTCTTTGTTGATATATCTGATGGTGACGGATCAAAGGACATCGATAAACTTTTAGCCCCGTATTCATAAAGCTCCAGTAACTTATGTTCAAAGTCAGGTACAGCACCAGAAGTAATAATTGTTGTATCCATACCAATATCGTCTTCACAATACCCAACTACATGCTTCAGCTTGTCGAACTCCATCAACGGTTCTGCCCCGTAGAATGCCACCAGTTTACACCCAAGTCTTTTCAATTCTACCATACCACGTTTCCATTGATCAATAGAACGAGTATTCTGTTTGCTGTTCTTCATTGCACAGTAGGAGCAATGTAATGGGCATTGGCGACTGAACAGTATTTCCGCCTTAACAATCTTTTTATCCATCATGTTGTCCTTTAATAAAAAGAGCCAGCCAGAAATGCTTCAACATTTTAGAGACTCCCGGCGAGTATTTAAAATATGTATACGATTCTCTGGCTGGCTCAGTTATTATACTTCTAGTGTGGCTTTCCGCCAATCCTTCATCAGTTTTGCTACCTCTGTGCTGTACTTCCTTGACCGCTTACCAGCAGTCTTGTTGCCTTTCTCTATGCACAGTTGGGCATCTACAAGAAATTCCCGATATGTGTCCTTGATCTTCTGCAATGTCTCTTCCATACGTACATCTCCTTTTTTGTTTATGATTATTGATTCGCTGGTACCACCTGTACATCTTTACCGTCAACAGAAATACTGAAATTAATAAATACCGGAGGCCCAATAGGTTCCGGTGCATAAGTCCATACATAAGCAGGACTGTGTTGGGTTTCTACATTATCAACAACTGCAGTCATGGTAAACATATGCACACCGAAAGGTATCTCAATATTGGTACAGTTCATGACGTTCGGTTCATTGGTATTGCAGACCTTCTTACCATCCATATACAGATTGAAAGCCTGAGCTGGTGTGTTGTACTCAAACTCTACTTGAATAGTTGCTGGTTTTGCTTGAACTATTGCTGCAAGCGACAAAACCAATAAAGTGAAGATGATCTTTTTCACGTTGAATCCCCAGTTAAATTTAAAATGATAAGAGGCTGGATTCGAACCAGCATGATTGCTCGATTGTATGTTCTGCCATTATTTCAGGCAACCTCGCTTTCAGCTCACTTACGAGGATCTTAGCGTCTTCCAATTCCGCCACTCTTATCATATCAGTTCCACTCTGGTAATAAATCACCAAATATATTTGGTGCAATGTCATTCAATATACTGTGAATACTAATTGCTAACGGCCTGATTTGCGGATGAGCTGCTTTACTTGCCCGCAGGGCAATGAAGTGCCGCCATTCACGAAAATTACAGGTCATAACAAGTTCAGTCTTCAGACAGTTTGGTAATACTGATCGAGCAATCTGAGGAGGACATCCTGTATCAAGTGCGTCCATATATGCTGCTTCAGCATAACCACACGCGCCACACCACAGTTTATACTGTTTTTTAGTCATACCAGGAGGTAGAATAAATGAGCACTCATTACCAAACTTTTCCCCACCATAATTGCAGTATCTAGTACTCTCCTGAGCATAGCTGGCTAAACGATGTCTCACGATCTCATGACTTACACCTCTATCTGTAATGATCTTAAACGATGCACAGGCATGTTCAATCATGGCATGATGCCCTGATTTAACCATCCGCTTGCAGAACTCAGCAGATGACTCAGGAGTAATTTTATCTTCCGACTTGTAACAGGTACGTCCGGCTAGTTCGATTTGCTTTTCTGGTTCAGGTGTAATCCAGAGTAATTCCACTGAAGGTTTAATTATTTTCATGTTATAGATTCCTTACAGTAGTCAGAAAGCGCCTCCAGAATCATGCTTTCTAATTCAGTCAAGAAAAAACCTGCACTTTCTAATTTTCCAATGAGAGTGAACAAACCACGTAGCTCGTTCTCGTTCTCGATAGTTATCACTAATGGATTAAACCGTTCTATTGTGTTGATTTTCATGATACTCCTAGGTAAAGGGAATTACTTTGCCATAAGATGGAAGAATTCATTTCTGGTTTTTTCGTTATCAGCAAATGCCCCACGCATTTCCGACATATCAAAGGTAGCTGACTGTTGTTTTATGCCCCGTATCTTCATACAATCGTGGATGCCCTCCAGGACAACTGCTATCCCTATTGGGTTTATTTTCTTTTCTAACACATCAGCAATGTCCATTATGTAATCTTCCTGCAAAACCATTCTCCTGCTGAGAATATCAGCCACCCGTGCTAATTTAGA